GTATATCTCATTTCTCTCTTTGCATTTATTGTATCGGTACTAGTATACATATCGACCTGTACCTTACGAATAAGACCATCTGTGGTATCTGCAATAGGCCCAAAGAGATAAGTTTTTGCAGTAAATTTTAATGTATAAATTAGTGCTCTTCTTGTTGAAAAATCTCCTTCATAATCATCTCTAAAGGAAATATCATCCAAATTTAAAGGAATATCTCTTTTTTCACCAATCGAATCTATAAGATCTACTGTTAGTGTAAATGTTGGTTGAAAATATGGCAATATTTGTTCAATAATTTGTAAAGAATCATCATTTAATTTTGTAAAGATATTTAATTCAAATCCAATATTATATGGAACTGGCATATAAACTTTTTTTAAGTTCTGACCATCAGACGCTTTAAACGATTGAGTTATGCTTGTTTTTCTAGATGCATCATATCTAATCGAAGTCATTTCAAATGACATTCTTGGTAATGTAATTGCAACTGGTTTATTTAATTTTTCTTGCTGTTGAATTTTTGCAAGAAATTTTTGCATTGGGCCATATGCCAACTGAACTCTCATATCAGAAATTACTTCATCAGCATTATTTTGATGCTGAATATGAATATCATTAAAAACTGTACCAAAAGCAGTAATTATTTTTCTTATAATTTGATGATAATAATAAGTTCCTAACATTAATAAGTACCAAATGGATTTGATTCTGTAAAATCTATTATCAAATCTGCTTCTTGCTCTATCTCATCATTTTGAGAATATGCATCAGCAGTAGTTGTATCTAGATCATACGTCTTTAATGTGTATATTGCAGAAGATGCGGAACCTACAATATTTTCACCCACATTAAATGTTCCATTATTTAGGTAAACTCTTAAAGTTTTATCAATATCTTGTCCAGGATTTTCCCAATACTTCACTATTGCGGAAGTACCTGATAAAGTTCCAGTAACTTCTTCGGACACTATGTAAGTACCAAATCCAACAATTGGTGGTGGAGATACTGTGATTGTTGGTAAAGATGTATATCCAGATCCAGCATTTACAAGTAAAACTTGTGAAAGTCTTCCTGAAGAAATCTTTGCAATTGCAGTTGCTGTTGTTCCACCTCCTACGGGCCCAGATATACTTATAGTTGGTGGTTCATAATATCGATCACCTTTGTCTACAATATGAATTTGTGTTATTAAATTAGTAGTAATTCCACAAATAGCAGATGCTCCTGTTCCACCACCACCCGTTATTCTAACTTTTGGTGGATCGATATATCCATATCCAGTATTTGTGATTAAAATTTTACTTATGGATTTAACTCCACCAACAGAAGTTGTTATTGCTACAGCAGTTGCTCTGGCAATATCTGTAGTTAAACTTGTTGCACCCAAGAATAAACTGCGATCTAATGTAAATTCTGGTGGAGGATCGATGGTTACAGTCGGAGTTCTGGTATATCCATATCCATCATTGTTTAATATAATTTCACTAACTCCACCATATGGACTCACAATTGCTTCACATTGAGCAGATCCACCAAATGCAACTAGTTTTAAATCAGTTATATAACCAGTATCGGATAATGTAGATTCTATTTCTGCAATACCAGTATCAATTTCTTCATCTTCATATTCGAATAGTTCACACTTTAGTTCATAAACATAATTTTTTCCTAATTGGTAGAATGGATTTTCAAATTCGACATGTTTTAATTCAAAAAGTCTTTCTCCCAATGGAAAAAATATTAAATCTCCTTCTTTTGGTCTAGTAGCAAATACTAATTTTTCTCCTGGGGAGTAACTAGGTTCTCCTGCTATAATTTCTGATAAAAATGGACTTATAAATTCTTCAAATCTTTCCCTAGAAATTATTAATGATAGTTCATTTTTTAGAGTAATTCCAAATTTAGACATGATATCACTACCAGGAGAATATCCCTCATGGTTATTCAGATATGCCTCAATAATAAAATTATCATCAAATTTTGAAGATTGTACTTCTCTAATAATATTATCAGTTTTTAATAATTTTCTTGGAATATAATATACATCAATTCCAAACATTCTCAAATGTTCATTGACCAAATCTTGTACTAAACTCTGCTCTGCCGGAGATCCTTGAAGAAAAAATGGATTTAATGCCATATCTATCCAATAAAGTCATAAGGTGGAAGTTCATAATCCATCGACATTCTATCTAATATTGATTGAATTTCTCTTTCAGCATCATCATATATTTCTCTACCATTCAATTCAACACCACCTGGCAATTTAACTCCTCTAAATTTGATCAGATTTTGTCCCCACTGTCTCTTAATTAGTGCGGTAAGATATCTTTTAATAAAACTATCATTATAAACTTTAGTAAAATCATTAGGATCAAGTATTCTATAACAATCAATAATAAAGAATGTATCAAGTTTTTGTGCCCCCCAATCTATATCCATATACATTCTATTTTGTCTTTTATTGAATCTTATTTGTTTATCAGTTTTTAATAAGAAATCAATATCTTCTAAGTATGTTTTTACCATTGCGAACTGTAAAAGTTCTACTGAGTTAAAATAATATAAATCATTTAAAAATAATTGATATTTAATACTAAACATTCCACCAGAAATGTCGCTAGTATCAAATTTAAATACTTTTTCAATTCCAATTACTGAATCTGGAACCTGAATAAAATTCGAAGTCTCATAAAAATTAAAAGTTTTTCCCTGTGAAGTGCCGGTAGTTGTTACAATTCCAACTCCGGTTGTACCTACAGATTTTCCCCTATTAATATCATCCTGAGTCAATTTGTACTTCAAATACATTCTTTCTACACCATCAAAATGCCTCTCATAGAACAGTTGAAGAGCATCATCAACTAGATCATCTATTTGATCATCATCAACGTTAATCTCCAGTACAGGCGCTCCTAGGCGTCTTAGGCAGTAATTTACGAGTTCTTGTCTACTTGCAGGTTTAGCCATTAGTATGCACCTCCTTCAATAACTGATGACCAAACTGGAATACCTTGTTCTGTTGTGGTTAGAACATAATTGGTATTCTGCACATACGATTCAGTACTGGCAGCACCAATCAATTTTCCAGTATTATCAAAATATGCAATTCCATTAGGACCATCATAATGTTGAGTATAACGAAGATATTCTCTCACATATAAATCAGCACCAACATATAAATCACCACGAAATGTTGTTATACCAATAACATCTAATTTATAGGTGGTTAATATTCCGGTTACATTTACATTTTTGAGGAATCTAAATGAATCTGTTGTAATAAATTTTGAAGTCTGCGCCTTGTATTCAAGTACAAATCCATCTGCCAATGAAGATACATCAACATCACTTAAATCTACTAATCTTGTTGCCGAAGCTCCTATATTGGAAAGAACTCTAATGACGTTTTGATTACCAATTCTATCTGATATGTTTGGCATTAGTGTGTTACCCCTGCTCTTACTAGAACCATTCCTTCAATTGCTTTATATTTTTGTCCACCAGATCCTAAACCACCGTTTTCTAACATTACATCATAAACATATCTTCCAGGCTTTAAACCTAATGTTTGCGCACTTGTTAGGGAAATTTGGATTGCACCGACTGCAGCATCTACAATTGTTGAGGCAAAAGAGACTGCAGTTGAACTTGAAGGACTTTTTCTCAATTGCGCAGTTACTGCATATCCAACAATATTCAAATATGAATTTGTCCTAGCATCTTCTAAACTGAAGATACTAGAATAATCAAATCCTTGTTCAATGACAATATTTGAAACATAAACTGCCATTTTTTTAATATATTCCTTAAGTCTATTTATATTTACTTCATTCCTAAAGTTGAAATAACTTCTTGTTGCGCAAGATGAAGTTTTACATAAGATTTTGCAATATTTTTTAATAGATCCATATCATTACAATTATCAATTTCCCTAGAAATTTTTTCATATTCAAATAATTTAGTTACACTGTTAAGATCAATATCAGATGGATTCATTTTTTTCTAATAATTGTTTGAGTAAACATTTTATCTCACTTATTTCATTTTTTATGTTATCAATTTCTCTTTTTTGAGAATCTCTAGAATTTAATGAATTTACATACTGATTATATGCGACAGAATCGCAATTTATAATTGCTCCAGATCCTTCATCTCTATAAAGATTTGGATGTCCATCTACTCTTATCATCTTATTGCAATTGCTCTAAGTTCTTTTATTCTCACTGGATATGCTTGATTTGTTCCGGACATTACAATTTTTATTGCATATCCAGTAAATAAATCTAGATTATCTGCAGTAAATTGATATTCTATAAATTCATTATCTAAACTTGGTCTAACAAATATATCTGGCAATCCACTATTTTTTGATGGATCAACAACAGAATATTCACTCGTATCGGTATATTTTAAATTATCATATCCTGGGAACAATTCAAATGCTTGAGGAATCTCACTAGAATCGGCTCTAATTAAACTATAAAGAACTCTAAAATCTGAAGAAGAATGTCTATATGCTGATAAAATAACTTTCAAAGATGCTGCAGGTTGTGTTAGTGATACAAGTCTAGAAACATATGAAGCTACATGAGGATCATTTGTTATAGAATTAACTCTAGAATCAGTTACATAATTTGAAATTGGTTTATTTATACGGTTATTTCTAAATTCTGTAGATGAATTATCCAAATATATTACTGGAGACAGATATTTATCAGAACTATTCAAAGTTATTCCAGTAGTAAATGATTTATTTCTGGGCAGATTACTTAAATAAGCAGTTTCATTTTCTTTGGAACACACTAATCTTACCGATTCCAAAACATTCAATGTATTCAATTGAACTGGTTCAAATCCATTATCAAGGAATGAAGTTTCGTTTCCACCAACACTAGTACCAGTAGTAGTTCTAATTTTTGCAGTGACAGATGTAGATCCTGGAGTAATAACATCATAAACTGGTACTAACGCATTATAAGATATATTTGATGTTGCGTATACATTAGATCCACCAAGAGTTGATTCATTTGTAAATGATAATTCTGGCAATCCTGATGCATCTACTGATCTATTAGTACCGTTTGTTGATCTATCAATTTCAATATAATAATCATCTATCCCTATTTCCAAATCACTAATATCGTGAGTTGTATTAATTCTTCTTAAGGAAACTCCATTCATTTCATACTTATATACTATACTATTAATTTGATAATCTAGCGTTTTAGTTAAATCAATTCCTCTAACAACACCATTTAATGTTCCAGTTCCAACCGATGTATATGAAATAATTTCATTTTCAATTTTTACATATCCTGGATTAGATCCACTAACTAAAACTCCCTCAAAAGTCGTGAAGTTTGAAGTATCGGCAATACTAACAATAGAAACATCAGTACTTAATAATTGAACTGAAAGTGTTGTTGCTGGAATACTTGATTCTGCACCACTGATAACTAATTTATTCGTATTTGAGTACATTCCATGATCAAAATGATCAACTTTAATACAATTTCCAGAATTTTCATTTCCAGGTTCTACAAAACTTCTAATTGTAGTACTGGCAAGCGATACAATTTGACCGGCATCACTGTAATAACTTAGACCAGCACCAACATTAAATGTTTTTCCTTGAACTCCGGAGAGATATAGTGTATCTAATCCGGTAATTGCGCTGATAGTAATATTTGCTCCAGTACCAGTGTTAGATAATACTGAGGATGTTACAATACCAACAACATCACCAATAGCATAACCATTACCCCTATTTACAATTAGTGGAGTTCCAGTAATTATACCACCGCTTGCAGTAATGTTTAATTTGAGACCAGAACCGTTTCCAATAATATTAAAAGTATCTACATTGGTATCAGTAACATAATTGCTTCCACCAGTTGTAAGACCTACTGTTGAAACAGAACTTCCAGAACCAACAATATATCCATAATTATCAGGTACTGAACCTGCAATTTTTCTACCTTTTGTTAAGATTGATGTGAGAGTAGTTGTTGTAGTAATACCAAGAGTTGCGGTTTTTGGTAAAGTTGTTAATGGATTATTAATTAATTTTGCAACATATCCATTACTCTCATCTAGTGTTGGATTGTAGAAAAATGCAGTTCCTGTAGGTGATGTAAATTCTGCTTTGTAAAGTTTGAATTTAAGATCCTGATACTGGTTTGCAGTCCATATAGATCCATTCTGAGATTTAAACAAGCTTCCCATGGAGAATTGCTTACTGTATTTTACACTGTCGGCATCTGGTAATGACTTAGTATTTACAGTTTTCTCACCCATTGTTGCGCACCATAATTCATATTGATCACTTGTTTCTGAAATAATTACCACTGCATATTCTCTTCCAGGTGCAAGATAAATTGGTTCGTCAAAAGTAACCTTAGTCGCAGTCTCTGCATCATCAGATACATTAACTTGATCTGGCCTCAATGTAACTGGATTTCCAATTCTAAATCTTGTTGGAGTGCCCAATTCGACAGTTCTTATTTCTACTTTTACTGGGGCATTTCCTTCATCTTTTGAACCAAAATACAAATCAACTGCAGTTAAGAACGCACCATTTACATCATCATTTGTATTTGTTGGGGAAGGTGCTTCAACATTCCCCCCAACAACAAATGATTGTGCAAGAGGATCTACGTATCTCGTTACTGTTGTAGTTGTGTGATTATTTAAATTTATATTAGTCGTATTTGTAGTTGTATTTGTAGTTGTGTTTATATCTGTCGATCTGATAGTAGTTGTTACTAAATTTTCCCACTGTTCAACCATGCCATCGGCACTATAATTTGTTTCTGCGTAAGAAATTGCAGTACTTCCAAGTCTTCCCAAAGAATTTGTTGAACTGGAAGATAATTTGAAAGTCTTAGTTCCAGTTTCAACTCTAACTGAAGGTGGTGGAGTTGTATTTGGATCTCTTAAGAAACTTGCTCCAATCAGATCTCCATAATTATCAGAAATCAATCTAAGATCTTTAACATATGCAACTGCTCCACTAGTTTGCCCAACTAATCGCATACCTTTCAATAAATAACCAGAATATTTTCCTTGAGCCTCTTGTGATAGTGAATAAGTATCAATATTTAAAACTTTTGAAGATGTGCTGTATGTTGATGGTAATGATTCTCCCTTAATATATGGATTTACCATGTATGTCGAAGATGGAGCATTAAATGCACCATACTTGTGATTTGCACTTGCAACTCTAAATCTGATTAAATTTTGCCCATTACTGGTGCCAACAACCTCCTCACCAACAACAAATGATCCGGAAGAACCATAGTTTGCTAAAGTAGTATCATTTGAAATCTCTACTAATTTTGGAACAAAATCAACTGCACTATTCGAATCGAAAAATAGATAGAATTGTGTAGAAGGTTTGATATTTGATATTGAAAACTCAATATTTCTAGATCTTATAAATTTTTCTTCTGCAGAGGCTACTTTTATGTTTTGAATTGTAGTATCATAATCAAGTATAGTACCATTTCTTGCAGTACTAGATGAAGTTGAAGATGATGTTCTACTTGACAATGAAGCTACTGGGGGAGTAGTAGTAGTATTTTGCCAATTTCCCATACCATAAATTACTCTTTCCTTAGTGGTATTGGTAGAACTATTGCTAGTAGTAACATTACTAATGGAAACGTTATTTGTGAGATTTATCGACGGCATCGATATGTTGTTTGATACATGCCTATCTGGAAGTTGTATAGTTCTAATCCAATAATCTCTGTCTGGATCTAACTTAATATCACCAGTATATACGATAACATTGAATGGATTAACATTCTCAACTCTTGTTGCAAAAGGTTGTTCGATCCAACCTACAGAATCATATTTTAAAGTTACTGAATTTCCAGTTTTTTGTACGTTCGGATCTAGTAATTCATAATTAACTGATAAATCTAATTCCTCATCAATGAGTGCAGTCGCTGATGAAAGTTGTGATTTTAGAGAATTTCTACTAATAATCGGAATTAATTCATTAGATTCGTTATTAATTTGTATTGAAGACAATCTTGTATTGATTGATGCATAATTTTTAAAGTCATCAACAAAAAATCCAGTTTTGAATCTATTTCTTCCACTAGAATCTTGAATTTGAAGTGTTTGTGTATTAACTTCAAGTAATGATAATGAAGTAACTCTTTCTAAATTAGAAACTCTTTCTTGAATTATTCCAATATCTCTCATAGTATATCTTCTATTATCAATTGGTGTGATAACAGCATCCGAGGGATGGTACAAGTATGCTGGCAATGTAATGGTTGCAATATCCATTACGTCACCTTTTTTATTTGGAACTCTAGGATTTTTTGATGATGTACCCTTTTCTAAAATGAAAGTGCCAAATTTATCAAGATACAATTTATCTATTCTTGGTAGATAATAATCATAACCAATTAATGCACTTTCATTCGATGATAAAATAACTTTTGGATCTGAATTAAAAGATCTTGAATCAAAATCAAATGGAGATCTATCTGTATAAGAAAAAACAGATACATAGGGTCTAAAATCTAGTGTATCAGAAGCTCTTACACTCCTAGTTCCAATGATTGGAATATCATTTAAATATCTTTCTTGATCATAACTCAAAACAGTAAATACGTCTCCATTATCATTTGTAGGTACTGAATAATAATCAAATACTACCAATAATTGTTTGGAAGGCTCGGGTATATTTTTATTTCTAATAAGTCTAGAATAATCATAATATTGATCTTTCTGTCCTTTATCTAATTGATATGTGTACGTAACATCTTTGTAATTACCTACGGTAATTGATTGAATGTCAACAGTTATATTAGATTCTTCAAATTTTACAGTTTCTCCTTCAAAAAATCTTTCAGTATTAAGATAAACAATTCCCAAGACATGTGTAGATGGTTTTGAAACAACTCTTGCAATTGCTTTGCTACTATTTCCAATTATATTTTCGCCAATTATTGCATTAGTTGTAACATCTGCACTAGATGTAAATTGTACTTTATCTAATGATGGGGAGTTATAATCATATGATTCATAGATTGCTAAAACTTTACATACATCAGGATAATTTAAACTTATTTCCTCATCTTGAACTCTCAATCCATAGAATTGATTGTAAGTTAATCCATCATTAATTGATGTATTAATACCTGTTCCAGATTGTTGATTTTTGGAATAAACAATATTTAATATTTGACTTCTATTGTATAATTTTTTCTTACTTTGGACTCCATTTTTAATTAATGTTACGTTTATGGTAGCTGCACTGTCATTACTTAACCCTGAAATTGTTACTGTATTAGAATTAAGATTAAAAGAATCTGATGTTACTGTACCAATTCCGCCCGAAGAATAATGAACAGAATATCTCTCTTCATCAAATGAAGCAAAGAATGCACTAGAGAATCCAATAGTACTGATATCAGAAGAATCGAGAGTTAATGTATTTCCGGATATTAGTTTTCCTACAATTTGTGTAGAAATTGTTAATAACGAATCTGAAAGATTTACTGAAGATATATTTGAATCTGGAATTTCTGAATATAAGTATCCAGTAGATTCATTTCTTACAATTGGTGCTCCAATTTGAATATTTGGTTCAATTGTACCTGAAGGTAAAGTTCCGTCAAAAACTCCAGAAACTGACGTAATTCCTGCAACAGTCATTGATAATCCGTCAGCAGAAACCGATGTTATTCTATTGAATGTTTCTAATGAAGAACCTTGCTTTTGATATCTAATAATGGTATTTTCTCTTACACCACTAAATACATTTCCTGCAGAAGTTACGCTACCACCGGAGGTAATAGTTACTTTACTTACATTATTTTGAAAATTAAATCTCTCCAGAAAAGCATTTGCATTAAAATATGTTGCTAAACCTACTAAAGTTGAATCTTGAAATACTGATTTTATATTTTGAGTTCCATATGATGTGATTGATTTAATAGATGTGGAAGAATCCACTCCATTTATTAATAATTGTTCCCCTTGAGAAAATTTTCCAGAAGTTTGACTTAATTTTATAATTGTGGAATTTGCACCATCTGCAGTTGCATAACCACTCGCACCACTACTCTTACCTTTTACAAAAGATGATTTTGGAAGTTCTGCAGTTGTTATAGTTTTATTTAAAACTAATGATGTATAAGTTTGTATATCATATAAGCATAAATCCCAATTTGATACATTTCCACTATATGCAGCATCAGTTAATTTAAAACTGTATACTCTAGCATATCCAATTTTATCACCATCACCATTTAATTGATTATATAATTCTACTTGTTCCTTTTGTTTTGGTGTTCCAGATACAGCATTAACTCTTAAAATATTTCCCATTTCAAAGGGAATATTCATTGCAGAAACTGTTTCAGTATCTCTTGGTTTTTCAACATCAATAATTGTTGTTGAAATTTTATCTACATCATATCCCCTCACATATGCTTTACCTGGAGATACTTTAATTCCCATCAAATCATTTGATGGTGTATTATTTTCATCTGTAGTTTCATTATCAAAAAATAATCCATTACTTCCTAGTCTATCATTCAATGAATTATGTAATGATACAGTGAATGGTGTTACCGCATAATCACCAGATTCATCATATGTTCTATCCGCCATATAATCTCTGATTAGATTATAATTGGTTTTTGATTCAATTTTTTTAATTTTTCCATCTTGAACTCTTAATAGTTCGACAAAATCAGTATCATTAGTATCACTTATTAATTTTTTAGTTAATGATAAGTTAATTTTTAATCTATCTGCACCTGGTGCTGCATAGTTTGTAAATCCCTTAGCATTATCATATAAAGATTGATCGTCTTTTGGATTAATTAATAACTCATCAATCTTTAATCCAACTCTGTATGATGGCGTATCTGTATAATTATCTAATATTATAGTTTGCTTCAATACGTTTACAAAATAACCTCTAATAAAATATACACCATTCCCAATAGAAGCTGCAGATCCTATTGAAGTTGCATTTAATGAAATTAAAGATGCAAAAGGTGTGTCAGCATTAATTGTAGTATTTCCGTAAGTTATATTTTCTTCTGCTGCTAAAGATTCCCCATCTTCAAATTGTTTGAATATGAAATTATTATCAGAATCTAAGTATTTTACATATATTGTTAAATCTTCGACATTAATATTATCTGGAAGAGCAACATATTGGATAATTGCCGTTGTTCCTGATATTTGCCCGACTATTTTTTTACCTATAAAATTATTAATATACAGTGAAATATCAATTCCAAAATTTGTTGGATTAAGTTTTACTGCATAAAATTGTCCATCATATGCAATATTTCCTGGGATCACCATTGATCCCTCTTTGAACATATGACTACCAAACGATTCTATTTGATTTTGTAAAATCGATTGTAAAGTCGTTAATTCCCTTGCTTGAATTGGACGCCCTGGATTAAACAGTACTTTATAAAAGTTTTTTTCAGCATCAAAATCGTCATAATATGGGCTGATATTTAAATCTGTTTTTTGTGCCATTTTTTTTAAAATTCCAGGATAATTTTAATGTCTTCTTTTTGTCTGGAGCTTCTAGAAACTAAAGGTCTATTATCAATGTAGATAACGTCTCCCGATTCTTTATTTATCTCGGGATTTGCAAGACCTCCCGAAAAAGATGCTCCCAAATCTATAATTTTACTTCCAATTGTAACCTTATCATTATTAAAAGTTGTATCAATAGATGCGGAATATGGACTAATTGTATTTGTTGTGGACTGAAATTCTAATACTTTACCCTCAGTAGAAACTGTAATATAATCAGTTTCATCACTATTACCAGTTGCACCAAAATATAAAGATCTGTCTCTAAAATATTTTAAAACCTTGGTAGTAGTGTCATATGATGCAACATATCCTTTTGCAGTTCCTCCGGTTACTGTTTGTGAAATTTCATCGCCAACAACTGGAGATCCACTAAAGTTTGATGTAAGTTTAATTGAATAAAGTGAAGAATATTGATTCTGAGTAAAAATTGAAGTAGAACTATATGAAGTTGGATTTCTCAAAATACCAATTTGAGAAAATTTGGTATCGATTGGAAAGTCTTTTGTAGAATCATCAAATCTTGCGTATATTAGTATTTTATCAGTACCTAATTCTGTATAAAGATCGTAACCATGCCCTTTTGATGGGGGAATGATTGATATAAGTTTTGCTGGATATGGTATACTTCCTGGAGGTTGTAAAGACCCCAAATCAACTATTCCATAAGTATATCCACTACCACCAGAAGTTACTGTAGTAGAAATTATTGATCCATTACTATCAACTTCAATTAAAACCTTTCCACCACTACCATCACCAAGAATATTGACTTCACCAGAACTATAATTTTGCCCACCATTTTCAATATAAACTTTTTTAATTTGATTATTATTTAAAGTTGAGTCTCCATTTTCTCTAACTGAAACAATTTGAGAATCTGATGTTGAACTCCAATCATTTGGAACGGCGATATATTCTGTAGAATCAAATTTTATAATATCACTTGGAGAAACAGTAAACAAATATTTCCATAAGTATCCATCTCCACTTACTCCTGCCGCAGATGGTTCCAAATCTGTAAATGTCGGTTCATCTTTAGAACCATTACCTTTGAGATTTACTCCAGAAGAACCATTATCAATACAAATGTAAACCTTATAATCACTATTCATTACATAATAATTAGCATTATAAAGTCTACTTGAGTTTGATATTGGTGATTGATTTAAAATACTATAATCATGCCTATACATCTCATATTTTACATTTGCAGTCCAATCAATTCTTCTTATAATTCTTCTAATATTTGAACTAGTAATTTTTTTACCAAAAATTGAGGTGTCGCGATAATGATTTAAATATTGAATATTATCAATTGGATCTGGAATATCTGTATCCCAATTATCACCTCTACCAAATCCAATAGATTCTGGATCTGGGTTTGGAAGACCAACAAATACATAATATGAATTTGTTACATTTACTACAGAGTCAACGAAATTATTAGCATTCAAAATTCTAAATTGATCTGTTACAATTGCTGACATATTAACCGTCTTTTTTTCTATATTTATAATATATTATTGGGATTAGATAATATTACCTTTAATTAATGCTCCAGTTTGCCTTAGTCCAGTACCTCTTCTCTGAATTGTTGCAAATGTGGATAATCCAGCAGTCACGATATTTCCAGAAACTCCTATAGAAATTGGAGAATTAGATCTGACAAATCCAGACATTCTTCCCCAAGAGAATTTTCCTACGGGATTTAATATAGTTCCAGTAGTTGCAATTCCGACTATTGAAGATGATGAATGAATATTACAAGTAATACTTGCATTAGATGCAGATGGACTTAGTTCATGTATGTAATATATGTTGTCTAAGAATGATGATCCAATACCAACCACAGAAGAATTTGAATTATTAATAGAAGTAACTCCATTTCCAACACAAGTATCGAAAATGTAAATTGGATATCCTGTAGTTAATCCAGTAAACGCTCCAGTATCCGATTTTAGGAAAAACTTAATTGCTAAAGGATTTCCTAAAGTACCTGTTGTAGTTGTTATTCCAGTTATAATTCCTGAGAATCCGTTAATTAGATTAATGTTGGAAATTAATTCAACTGAAGATTGTGCAGTTGTAGAAATTCCATTTACGATTAAAGCATCAAATGTATCAATAGTTGCACTACCATAATCAAAGAATTGGACGTTATCAATAAAAATTTCAGTATCTGTAGATGAAAAATCTTTTATAATATTTGCAGTTGGATATACTTGTGATTCTAGCGAATCTCTCGATTTATAAACTATTTGCCCATTAACAGTTCTATCTACTTTTTGTTTTAACCAACTTAATGGTTTATAATTATTAGTATCTACACCTTGACCAGAATACAAATCTGTTTCAAATTTATCGGAATAATTTAAATTGGTTATAGTTCTTTGATCTTGAGTAATTGTACCTGGAATACTATTATTTTTTAGTACTTGTACAGTATCTCCTTCTTTTAATGATTGATTAACATTGGTAATCAGAGCACTGTCTCCTCCTTTTGTACCTCTATAGAAGAATATTGCAACATTATCTTCTTTTTTTGGTGCTGTAGTAAATTTCACCGATGTCCCACCTTCAAATTCATATGCAAATCCTGGTTCCTGAATAATTCCATTAACAAATATTAATAGACATTTATCCAATTCTAATAATGGATCAGAATCTTCAGTTTTTTCAAAACTAAGTAAATCGCCATTATAAAATAGTGGAAATCTCTGACGACTTCCATCTTGATATTTTTTAACCGAATCAATATAATCAAGTTCCCCAAATTGCCAAGCGGCAAATGAATCTGTAAAGGTATCGAGAACAGTCAAAGTAAACTCTGATAATGGCGATACCAATCTTCTGTCAGTAACTAATCCAACTGGTTTAAATACATCTCCACGTTGGAATGAATATCCTTGTCTAGTAATATTAAATGCAGTCACTTCAAAATAAGTAGATCCAATTCCAGTAGTAGAACTTGCTCCAACTACAATATTCATCAAAAGACCAATCCCAGTAGATGTTGTTGATCCAACACCTAATCTAGACACACCAATAACTTCAAGATCTTCGTAAGAAGGTTCTGATACAAATATTTTTGGATTTATATATCCATTTCCACCACCTATTACTTGGAAGGATAATGTACCACCTACTCCTACTGATGCTGTTATTGTTGCAGCCATACCAGTATGTCCATTTTCATAAACTGATACTCCTATAGCAACTAATCCATTATATCCAGATCCATAATTTCCTGTAGTAGTTCCAATACCGATTGAAATAATTGACCCGCCAGCACCAACTACAGCAGTCACTGATGCTCCGACTAGAGGTTCATAACCTAAACCAATAGATGAACCAAGAGAAATTATTATTCCACCTCTTGGAGTTTGATTTTGATTTACATCATAATTTGATGTTATTATATTTTTAGTTTGTGGATCTTCAATTCCAGAAAATACAACACTTGTAATTCCTGCAACAGAATCCTCAATAATTTTAAAATTATTATTTGGATTATTATCTGTTGTTGGTGTTTGGAAAACATTATTGATGAATAAAATTCCATTTCCACCAGTGCTTCCTAATCCAACTGTATTAATTCCACCAATAGTTAATGTAAAAGTTCTACCTATTCCACTAAATTGATTGGAAATATCATCATAAACAGTATTTGTATCGTAGTCGCCTCTTAAAAATACTCTACCATTAAAATCTGAGGTTTGGAATGGTAAATTGCTACTATCAAAGGTTATCTGTGGATTTCCCCTAGGCGCTTCTGCAAAATGAATTTGATTATTAACAATATCATAAGAACCCTTATAGATTCTTGCTGTTGCAGAATCAGTATGAGTAGATGCTGATGAACCCACAAATCCTCTAGAAACTTGTACCAAAGAAATTGATCCAATATTTGTGATAGGTCCCGTACTCGTAGTACCAAGTCCTACATTTTCAATTTTCATATATTCATTATCAATTTTAAGAATATCTTTTGGAACTATTGTAGATATTCCACTTAGCGCAAATATTGAAGATGCAATTGAAATTCCTCCTCCATTTCCGGATAAAGTATGGGAAATTGCAGTTCTTATTAATGGATATTGTACTATATTATCTAAAGTAATAAGTGCTTTCTCATTTTTCTTAGACATTTCAAGTTGATGTGCATTTCCAGATCCACTAGAAGAAAATACCATACCAGTTCCTGTTAAAGCATCATTTTTTGTAAGCGCCAATCTAAAAGTATTTGCAGATTCTCTAATGGCATAAACTTCGGATGGAAGTGGTGATGCCCCAACCATAAGAGGACTTGCAGAAACTCCAATAAAAGTTGATTTTGGGGTATATATTAATTTTTCACCACTACTAAAGAAATGATTGTCTATTGTAAATAAACCAGTAGATAGATTTAATATCAATGCATCTGATGGATCAAAAGTTTGTGCAAAAATTGGATATCCATCATTAGTAGTCATATTAAATGCAGTTTTATTAATTCTATCTCCATTGAGTGCATTATAAGAATTAACTTGAACCGAATCAGTTAAAGTTCCATAAATTAAATCTGGTGGAATATTGATATCATCAATTACTGTATAAATGCATTGATTAAATGATGATATTTTAATCGTACCGGATACTTCAGGTGATTTATAAAATTTCAATATAAAATCACTTCCAGAATATTCTCCACCAAAAGATCCAATACCTGTAGTACTTCCAACAGAAAGAAATGCTGATTGCTCCACAAAAATATTATTAGTATCTTGAAGTAATGAAACTTTATGTAAAGATATAGTTGATCCGAAACTTACTTTAACTAATGATTTGATTGCATTAAAATTATTTTTATTTAATGAAATTATATCTGTTGATGCAGTTGAAACATTCGATTGATATTTGGATTCATATTTTGCACTTCTTTCATTTCCGGCAAGTTGTCCAGATTTCTTAAATCTATAAGTACCGACACCAACTGCTGTTGATCCAAATCCAACAATTTTTGATCTAAGTTTAACTTGATGTGTACTCGTATTTTTAAAATTTAATGATAATATTCCGGAAGATATTGTTGAACTGAATGTCCCTATAAAATTTCCCGAATAATTGCCAGTTTTTGATTCTGAGTCAACATAGTATTCTGAAATATAAGTATTAGTGCCATCATGTGCCAAATATAACTCTACAAAAGTCATTTCATTTGTTATAGCATCAATTACTTGCACATCTGCATATAAAGATTCTAATTTACTGGTTTGTGCTGATATAATTGATGTCGTTATACCTGATTGTACACCAATATTCAATCCCGTTAAATCTACAAATCCTATAGATTGTGTACCTATTCCCGGAAGAATTGTATTAAAGGTAGTTTTGATAGATTTTAAATCATAATCAATATCATATGGATTAGTTGGATTGAACCTTAAATATGAATCATTAAATTGATCCGTAAATATTGAAAATTCTCCAAATTCTTCACCAGTATTTGATATGGTACTTTTATTCAATAAGAAAGTATCAATTGTATTATTCAATACTACTAATTCTGTAAATTGAATTTGAGAATTATCCAAATTAGAAATTCTGAATATTAGATTATTGTATGAATCATTTGATCCTAATCTAAGAATATTTAAAAATTCACTAGGTTCTGTCTCTAAATTGGAAAATTGACGATTTATATTATCAATTCCCAAAACAATATTATTATCACATTTAATATATGGTGTCAATGAAATATTTTTTAATTTTAAAATTTTAGAAGAGTTTTCTAATATATCAATATCTTTAACTAGATCAAAATTATAAACTGTATCTACTCTTTTTTCATTAATAATATCAATAATAAGTGAATCTACAGTATTTCCTGATAGTTCTGAACTTGCCGTAGATGTAATTCCAGTGTCTGCAAAGTTTTTTAATCCACTAGTATGAAGTAAACTATTGACAGCAGTTTTTAGATCTTCATACTGAATAGGACTTTTTACTGTATATGAAAGATTTTGATAATAATCATTATCGGGAATTGTTTGATTATCATAATTTAATTTTCCAGTATCATTTACCCATCCGATAGATTTTTCAGTTGAGTAATTAATCTCAAATAATCCTGTATTGTTTTCAATTTTTTTTATAGTCGCTATATTTCCAGATTCCTTACCTTTAATAACTTCATCTAATGATAACTCATAAGAACCAAATACTTTAATAAAAGTTTCAGTGCTATCCGTTATAATTAGATCCCTTTCAACATTATTTGAAATAATTCTTTCACCAATTAAGAAATATGATGGTATTTGAGTTATTTCAAAATTTGGATAATTTTTATAATTTATAATAGTTGCAAATGAATCTTGAATTTCATTTGCTAATCCAGTATTTGAAGTTAAATTGGAAATATTAAATGTGATTTTATCTGGATTAGTTGCTTGATATGCAGATATAGTAAAGAATTCATACCCATAATCTTCAGAATTAAATCCTGTCCCATTAGTTCCAGATTTTGTTATGCCCTCAACAAAAACTTTATCGCCAACATCAAATGGTGCTATAGAATATCCTAATACTGGAGTTGTTATATAACATGTAAAAATTCCAGTAGATGATGATTCTACAGACTGAATACTAACACCGTTAGTATTATTTGTTGCAACTAACCTTACAGTTGTAGAAGGTAGTCCTTTTGGATTTTGTACTATATCTACTGAAGAAATAGAATTATCTGCTAGTTTTGCTTCTAATACTCCACTATCAATTTTTTCCCCAGTTGTATTATCTACAATTACTATTGATGGTGGACTTATATAATTTGTTCCACCATCAGTTACTGTAATAATTCCAATAGTATCTGAATTTTCTATTGTAATTAATGGTGATATATAAGCAAATGGTTGCAGTGTTTTATCCGAAGAATATTCAAATCCTTCATTAGTAATTCTAACTTCTCTTATATTTCCTATTGTATTTGATTTTGGAATGAGGTATGCATCTTTACCATCAATAGAATTTGATCCACTAAAAACTGGCAATTTCTTATAATCAGTCCCACCAGAAACAATATTAATCTTATTAATTGGGCCTTTTACTAATAAAGAATCTGTAGTATATTCTAGAGTATCACATTCATTTTGCGAATATGATAATTTTTCTGGAATCTTATCTAACGAAAAACTGAATGTAGTAGATCCAACTCCAAAAATTTTATAATTAAAATTCGAATCATATCCACTATTTGTAAATAAAATTTGAGAATTATTAATAACAGAAATATCGGAAGTACTTATATATCCATTTTTTTCCAAATTGTAATATAATTTTGTCGGTAATGTGGAATCATAATTAATATTAAGTGATGCTGTAGAAGAAATTCCAATTGTCCCTATACCAGAAAGTGTGAAACCAGTAGTTGTTGCAGTAGAAACAAATTCATTTTTAAATTCTTGATCGTAATAAATCTTAAATCTATATCCTGTCAAAGAGGAGTCACTTAAATTAAATATTAAATTATTATTTTTAATTGATTTAATTTGGGGATTTATTAATGAAATAAATTGATTTCTACCTCCAGTACTTGCAATACTTACTATAATGGGTGGATCATTCTTACAGTCAAAATATGTTTCCGAAAGTTTAATTTGATTATCATTAATCTTACAAACATAGTATGAATCAGATGATAATCCAGATGCAATTAAATCTGCAGAATATGATATTTTATCTCCAGTATTTAAATTATGTGAATTAATTGTTATTGTACTTGTTGATGTATTAATACCTGTGGAGTTGAATCCAATTGGATTGATTAATATATTTCCATTAGTTGCATTTCTTTTTACATATACTGATGTTGAAGTTCCAATTCCAACTGAAAGATTTGGTTTTACTTTTAGTAAAATATTATCACCATTTGATAATTCATGTGAAGTTGATACTGAAACTGTAGATTTTATTCTTTGAACTTTTGCAGTTATCTGTGAATATGTACTTTCAAATGAATATTTGTCATCATCGTTTCCGCCATTAAGATCGACAAAAAACAATTCAGAAGAATTGATAGAAGTTTTTAATCCAATAACATCTTTATTTTTATTTACTACATAAAGAATTTGAGAATCTCCAGTAGAAGGTATGTTAAATTGTGTACCACTCGGTGAAGTTGATACTGAAATATAATCTGATGTGGATCTTCTAAAAATAATCTGTTGATTTGTATTGAATGGATGATTTTGGATATAAATTCCTTGAGTTGGAATAATTCTTGTAGTATTAGAATCGCCAAATTCAAATGTTATTGAAGATGTAGTTCCAATTTGAGTTCCAATACCAATTGATTCTACTGGATTAAAATAAACTTTATCATTAAGTTTAGATTCAAAATAATCTATATTTTTGGAAATTCTAAAAGAATCTGGAATAAAATTTATTTGGGAGGTTGCAGTATGGGATACTCCAGTTGAACCTCTTTGTACTCTCAGTATATTCAGATTTTTAAAGACTTCTAGAACTGATAATGTTTCTGCCCCAATTCTAATACTACTACCAATAGATATCGTCTCTGAAGGGAATTGTGACACATATATCTCAGTTGTCAATCCCGCAGTTGATGCTGGAATATTTTTTAATACATTTGAATAATAAGAAGTAATTCCTATTTGGTAGGATCCATTTAATAATGATAAACTAGTAGAAAATCCAGAAATTATAACATAATCATTATTTGAGAGATTATGATTTGGTAATATAGAAACTTTTACTGTATTATCATATTTCCAGGTAAAAATAGCACTATTATATGTTTCTACAGAAGTATTCAGTAATACAATATCTTTTCCTTTTATGGATGATACTTTTGCAATCAATCCTCCACCTTCTGTTCCATTATCATCAAATTCTAAAATATCATTTACTTTATAATCATATCCAGAATTCAATATATCGATTGAATTTATATATCCATCGGTTACAGATTCTATAATTGTTTTTTGATTTAAAATTTCATTAGATTCAAGTATAAAATCATTATCAGCATATAGTTCAGAAACTTTATATGGAAAAGTATTTCTTAATAAAGTTGAACTATTGAAGTCATAAGTTTGATCGAGTGTAAAATTTTCTTTAATTACATTTGACCTATAAGTATCACCAATAAAATATGGAAATTTAGACTTTAAGGTTTCTTCTTCAATCGTTGAAAAATATGCATAAATACCATTTGGAAATTCCGGAGTTTTCCCAAATCTTCCATTATTTGCATCTAAATCTCCAGAATTTGTATATTGGTAATCTTCTACAAAAAATCCATCAGCAAATTGTAGTGGTCTATCAGTTATATTTGAAGTATTTAATTCATATCCAGAAATCAATGCTTTTTGTAGTGTGTTAGGATCCTCAGCGTTTGAATATCCATATGCACCATATATTGGATTTCCATCGTATGCCCATCCAATTATTGGAGAATGTTGCACACCATTATCATTTAATGATAATCTTAGAGTATCATAATATCCACAAATTGAATATTGTAAATTATTATCAGATTCAATTAATAATTCATCACCAAATTTTATGTTATTATTGACTCTCAAAGATCTAACACTTGAATCTAAAACTGCATTAGAACCTGATGGTTTAACTTTAATAATAGTTGATGAACTAGAATATCCAATACCTGGATTTATGATGCTTACGGATGTAATTTTATTATTAGTGACAATTGCCCTAAGTTCAGATCCAGATCCAGATTTACTGGAATCATTAACAATTAAATCTGGAATTGAATAATATTCATATCCACCATAATTTATATTTACTGAGATAATTGATCCATTAACAATAACTGGAGTTATTTGAGCTTCCTTTCCTGTTTTTATTTTTATTAATGGTTTTTTATGTAAATTCAATATTGTTGATCCATATCCAGTTCCACCTTCATATAGGTAGGTATCAATAATACTTCCTTTAACTATTGGAGTTGCAATAATTGACAGTACCTCAGTACTAAATCCTACGGGAGAATATTGTACAGAAACAGAAATTTTTGGATAATTAAAATATTGATAACCAGAACCAGTAGAAGTAAATTTTACATAATTCTTTCTAATATAATTTGTCCTATTTGTTCCACCAATACCAGCATCACATAATCTAAAAGAATCATCATTAAATTTTAAAATATAATATTGATTTGTAGTTGAAATTCCAGTTATATTTGACGTTTCATAATCATATACTACCAATTCTCCATCATTAAAACCATGATTATTAAAATTAACAGCATGATTAATTGTAGATATTCCAGTAGGAGTTACAATTAACTTTCTATTTGTATAATCACTCCCACCATTAATTACTTTTAGTTCAGATAATGTTTTTTTATTGGAAACAGTTCTAAATTTATGAATACCTGAGGCATTTATTCCAGTGAATCCTATTGTATTAATTCCTGAAGAATAATCTGAAAGAGTGGGATATAAGTTGATTGCAGTATTATTAAGAACCTTTGCGTAATAAGTTGCATTGTTTATTAATGTTTTATTTTGATCTAAATTTGATCCACCATAAGTTCCTATTCCAAGAGATAAATTGCTATTTGAATTGTAAATTATTGGGTCACCGCTTGTAAAATTATGATTTGTCAAAAATTGAATAGTTTCGTTTACAATATCAATGCCTTTGGTGATTCTTGCATCAAAATAAACTTCCCTAACTCTCTTTTTGATGATTGGTTCTAAAGTAACTCCTTTACCATTTCCACCAGTAACATTAATTGAAATTATATTGTTAATATCAAATTCTTGATTATCAATATAAACTTTTTCAATACTTCCACTAACTACTGGTTGAACTAATGCATTCACTCCTTCTCCTGAAGATACTGATATTAATGGTGGATTAATAACGTCATAGTTATTTCCCCCATTTAGTACATTAATTGATTCTAATGGTCCATAATAAATTTTATCATCAGATTTGTAATTTTTAATTTCTACACCATTGATTAACATTCCAATAGATCCTGGAATTGTTACTTCATTAGTGCCATTTGTTATATTTGTATTTAATGGATATTTTCTAAGTAATTTTTGAGCAGATATTTTTGAAGATCTTTGTGAATATAATGTAAATGTATGTGTTTGAGATATAAAATTCCCACTAGTAAAAGTTACATATTGATTTGTACCAACAAATGCTTTTGATTCGTATAGTCTTATCTTATTTGCTGGTGATAGTACTTCAACATAATAACTTCCAGTCTCCAAATCTAAAGTGGAATTTTCTGGAGAAGTATAATAAACTCTGTCACCATTAATGAACGGTACAGAACTATTGAATAATAATGTAGAGTATCTTCCACTAGAAATTTGATCACTTAATCCACTAACATTAACAGTATTAATATTCTTTGTTATCTGGTATGCATATGGAATTGATAATTCATTATTATTTGATGGTAATGAATTGGATGCAATATACATATATTCATCATTTTCATTATATACATTTTGTATGTCAGAAAGAGTAACATTGTTTCCAAATTCAATTGGAACTATTGAACTACTTGCTTTATTAACCTTTCTTCTTAAATCATATTCTTGATTATTATCTGGAATAAATCCAGAAAGATTATTCAAATTAACTTGTGTATCCGAAACAACTAATGAAATATATGGTAAATTTAAAGGATCTGACAGTATATTATTTGTTCCCCTCTCAATAATTTCTACACGATCTCCAACTTTTAAACTAGATCTATCAATTTTACTGCCCAGTACAAATGCAGATCCATTTATACTTGATATTTGATATCTAGAGCTTGTATTGTATATCCAAGAATTTGCAAAAATTTCCTTGTACGATTTATTTTCGGATGGATTTTTAATAATTTCTCCAAGATTTTTAACAAAAATTTCATCTCCCTCACTAACTTTTAAAGATTCTGAAATTTGTTTAAATTTTGATAATACTCCAGTTAATCTTAATTCAACCTTTTTAGTAATATCACCATTTTCATATCCATAATAAATCTCATTAGATCTTATATTATCACTTAAGGAAATTGCATATTTAATTCCAGTACAACCAAAGAATTGATTAACACTTTTACTTGTATATGAAATTATATTATTGCCAGAAAAAAGAGTTCCAGATTCTGGAAATGAGATTGTAGAGTCTACACTAATGACTGAAGATCCAATTTCAATATTTTCTAAGCATTTAGTATTTGGTGTAATTGTAAAATTACCTTCAACTGCAGAAAATTCATTATAACCAACAAAAAGTGAAATTTTAAAATATTGTTTATTTTTTCTACTAAATGTTTCTACTTCAGATACTGAAGCACTAGTAATAGTAATTGATTCAGTAGATTTTTTGATTGTTTGACCGACTAATTTTGTAGGATCTCCCGATATTCTTTCTGCTACTATAACTTCCCTTCTTATAAATTCTGCAGAAGATGGTTTGATTAAATAATCTTCTAAATTTACGACTTTTGGTGTTACACCATAAAGAACATTAAATAAAATTCTGAATGATTCATCAGTTCCTTTAGATTGATAAAAAGATCTAGCATTTTTTATAAAATTTCCTACATTCAAATCAGAAACAAAATCATTATTCTCTAATCCAGGAGTTAATGATGATTTTAACTTTTTATAAAATTCTTTTAAAAATAATGAACTTAGATTTTCTACTGAAGTATTTCCAGAATGTGATGCCTTCTCCGATTCAGAAAATACTAATTCTTCAGAATTTAAATCCTGATGATAATTAGTAACACCACTAAATCCACGAATACAACCAGTAAATGTATTTGTCGTTATTCCAGTATATGTAATAATTTCATCATCAATTTTAATTAAACCATATTTTTGAGGAAATCCTTTGGTACTTGTTACTGTAATGATTCCTACATTGGAATCGATATTGGTAGTAAGGCCAACTTTACTTACAATAACTTCTGGAGTAAGATTGTCAAGTTTTAAATATTGATCTAGATTTTCTGCAATATCTACAGGACCGCCCTGATATTCCTGAGAAATATAATATTGCTTTAAAAATTCAACCGCATTAGGGCTTTCATCCAGTATAAATTCTGGAAGTTGATTTTGAACTATTTGTTGTACTTTAACCCTAGATTCAAATCCAGTCCCTATCATATCACACTCTTATTAGATTACCGTTTGGATAACTTGACGTATAGAAATCTCTAGAAAATACTGTACCAGATATTTCATCACCAGATGCAACTACGTCTCTTACCATATTTATTGTACTTTGTGAAGTATCAAAAACTAGGTACAAATCATTCAATCCAATTACATCATTTGATTCTGGAAATGCTTGAACTTCAATAATATTATTTGATTCAGTTGTTGAAATAATTTTAACAGTATTTAATTTAATTTCACCTTTTATATAATCCACAGTACCTGCAGATTTTACAATAACTTGAACTTTACCTTGAATTGTGGTTGGTTTAACAATTGATAATGTTCCAGTTAAATTATTTGAATTGGGAATATCAGTTAGATATACTGTATCAGGTTCATTTGCAATTTTAAATCCAGTAGATTTTATGTTATATCCTTCAGGATTAATATGAAATTTATTACCAAAGCATAGTTCATATTGAGCAAATTCATTTACTGTTGCCTTAAGATCTCTTCTCATCCTAATCTTAGTAATATTTGATGTAATTGCACTATCAGTATTATCAATAATTTGAAGAACTTTACTATACTTAAATCTTCCTCCAAATTTATTAAAATCTAATGAATCTGCATATTTTGTCAAAGAATTTGATACTTTAGTCTTTAAAGACTCTAGAGAAGATGTCTGAGATGCATTATAATAAATTGAAGAATCGAGCTCAACATATAATATCTTAAGGTCAATTATTTTTTGATTAATTCCGGAAATGCTATACTGCTTTAATTTATTTTTAATTAATTCTTTATTGAAATCTGATACATAAGTACCATTTTTTGGTTTGATGCTGATAATTACATTTCCGTATTCTGGTGGATCCAATTCTTCACCACCAATAATTGCAACTGATTCTGTATCTGGATATATTTTTTTAATAATTACTTCATAGTCTCTTGCAGTTACTGCTCTGTACTGTGCAGAATAAATTCTTGGCGCAAAATATTTAATTGAAGTAATATCTTCAATTTCTGCACCATTTTGGGAAGATTGATTCGTGGTAACAGTTACAGATCCTAAAGATACTGGTTCATTTGAAGAAGATCTTAAACCTCCCTGAAAAGAGAAATTAGAACATCCATTTCCATCCTTACCATTAGTTACGATGTAATGAACTGTTATAACTGCATTATTTTCTAATTTTTTACCAAATCTACCATCACCAAAGAGAAGTTCGTATTTTTCATCCTGAACTTCCTGTATTAAGTAAATTTCTGATGTTGAATTGATATCTAAAATATTTTCAACTAATGAATATTCTAAACCAAGACCAGTATCATTGATACCTTTGACGTAAACAGAAATTGTAGAAGTATCAATATTTGGATTATCTAAAAGAAATCTTTGATCTAAAGAACCATCAACGACAAATTGTTTTGTTAAAAATGTTCCTTGATAAACTGTAATACTAGTAAAACCTACAGTTTGATTTACTACAGGCCTAGTAATATTCTCTGGTATTGAAAAAGTATATGATGTATTATCTGCACTCCCAACACATACTAGACCTGCTTGTAATGTCAGTGTTGATGTTGTTGACTCCGTTGAACCACTGAATGATATAACTGCCTTAGAGGAGGTTCTGGAGCGTGGTACATATCCAATATTTCTTGCAAGTGATACTACATTTTCTCTTAAAGTTGCCGAATCCAGAAAGGATTCATTCACAACCATATTCGAGTTAAATGCAGTAATATAGGTATTATATGCTAATGTATCTAATAGAATAGAAAAATTAGATCCCTCAAAGTCAAAATCCGTGAATGTAGAGTTAGCACGGAGATAATCCTTGATGGATGTCTTTATTTGATCAAAATCTAGATTGGTGAATTTAGTAAAAGGCATTTTATCTGGTTGCCTCTAGTAGGAATGTGAATTGCTGAGTCGGAACTTCTTGTCCAATAATATCGAATACTACGGTAACTTCAAATGAATTATCATCAGGCATAGGATTGACACTTACTTGAACATTTTCAACTCTTGGTTCATAATTTTCAATTGTGGTTTCAATTTGATTTTGCACAATAGATGCAGTACCATAATCCACAAATTCAAATAAACTTGAGCGAACATCAGATCCAAGAAGAGAATTAAAAAACCTTTCTGTGGGAATTGTTTCTACCAGATTTCGAATTGATCTGGTAATTGCTCTTTCATTTTTAAGTATAGGTAAATCCTTTGTCACCGGATGAGGTACAAAGGATAAACTAATATCTTTAAACGATCTAGATATCCTTTGTACTGCCATTCGTAAATAAAATTTCTATATTTTATTTATGCCTATTTCCAGGAAGAACCATAGTTTGGTTCTGTACCGTACTCCCAATCATCATAATCTTCATCATTACGAATTCTTTCATGCATTTGAGACTGTTCTTTCAAATAATGTTTTTTTGATGGAATCTCATCGTGCATAATTTCTCGAATAGTCTTTGGTTCTTCATAATCAGTAATCAATTTTGTGGTTCCCCACATCTGATGCATATAATTTGCATCTCTATCAACTGGTAAATTTGACATTTTAGCTCCTGTTTTTTTGTAAAAACAGAACTTTTTTTGGAAGGAGGTTGCTATCTCCCTAATTCTATTTAACGATCTATTTCTCTTAATTTATAATTCTTCGAATTAAAGTATTTGAGAAGTTCAAGTGCTATTAATTTTGGATTTCCTTCACCACATGTATAGACATCAATCGCTATTGTTCCTTCTTCTGGCCATGTATGACACGAAACATGACTTTCTGAGAGTGCAATCACAATTGTAACACCCTGAGGAACAAAACGGTGTTGAAAAATGTTAAGAATTGTCATTCCGGCACGAACAATTCCACGTTCCATGACTTTCTGAATGGCAATACCATCATTCAGAAGTTCATATTTTACATCATAAACCTCTAATAAGAGGTGTCTACCCATCGAAAATCTTTCCAATTCGCAATTAAACAAAAAAATATTTATTGTATAAAAAAAGCGGGACATTGCCCGCTCCAATTATTTTCCTTGACCCCTATACTTTTTACCAGCCGAGTTACGAGAGGTAGCGGAATATTTTGTATTCGCTCCACTTCCTTGACGAGTATTTTTGGGCTTTGATTCAATAACAACTTTACCAGACAGTGATGGACGATTAGCCATTTTCAATTACCTCAGTTTCAATTTCATTTGGATTTGGAGAACCTGTCAGATAGAAATCTGCTGCCAGATCCTCCATAGTATTGAAGTATTCTTCCTCTGTAAGATCTGAATAAATTTTACGTCCCTTACAAAGGATATTATACTTAGTGGTCATCAGATCACACGAGTTTTTTCGTGTCCAACGCGAATGCGAGGATCACACCAAATCTCAAAACCTGCTGCGATTGCATCGAGACAGAATGAAACATCTTCTCCACACATATCTTGAACATCTCCTGAATCAAAGACTTGCATCTTTGGTGCAAACCATGGATACTTAATACCCTCATCTTCAAATACACCGTGCTTAATCAGTACCCATCCAAAACCAGTATAATCTACGGTGAATGGTTTACGACGCTTTGAGATACTCTCAACGGTTTCATGATTCATGACTCCACCATTATTGCGGAAGTCCTCTTCTTCGAGCCAATGAGCGACTGATGTGGTTACACCATCTTCAGTTGCATACCAACCTGCGGCAATATCTTTTTCCATGAGAACCAACTGCCAAAACTTCTCAGAATTGAAGACAATATCCGAGTCGATCCAAAGTTGCCAATCATAATTCAGTTTGCCGTCCCAGGGAATCTGGTCAGGTCCACGCAGTACATTCGCTCCTAAACATTTGCATCTTGCAAAGTTTACCATGGAGGAATAGTCCTGCGAGATTTGAATGCTCGCCCCTGCTTGCACCAAGTCAAAACAGAGTTGTACAAAACTTTTCAAGTAAGTGTAAGAAACTCCTCGACCTGGAAGGCAAAATACAATTGATTTGCCTCGGACCATCTCCTTTGCAAGATTATAGTCCCATTCTTCTATGCTATTTCCGGCAACAGGTGCCTGTGCTTTTACTGTAAATCCTTTTGCCATAATTTCAAGTGATTACTAAGTTATCATAACTCATTATATAGTAGTTGTCAATCGTCGCGTTCTGTGAGAATTACCTCATTTCCTTCAATCTTAAAACCAATCTCAGTATCTTCATACCATGAGAGTTCGTTGGCGATACTCTCAGGAATTATAATGTAGTAGTCTCCACTAATTGGATCGACCTCTATCGACTCAAAAATTTCCCCGGAATTTTTTTTCATATGAAGTATTGTATATTACCTTTTTCAAAATTATATAGTATTTTGAGGTTTTGGAGAATTTTTGTGGGGCGCGGAAATTTTTATGGAGAGTGATATATACAGGTCGATCTGGGTCGTTTATAGATTGGAAGGGACCCATGGGCTTAAGACGCGCCCCCCCCGCGACCCATAAGACCTGCAAATCACGAACGAACGACCGATAAGACCTGCTGATACGAACAGATAGGGGGGAGGATTGCGCCTCCCCCGATGTTAGTTACCAGTCAAATTTTCTAGCGCAGATGGGACCAATTCCCCGCTCTATTGATTCTTTAACTGTTAATTCTTTGCCGCAACAGGAGCAGGATCCTGTTACTTTGCCGTAACGGATTGCAGCACTGATAGGATCACTGGCAGCGCCCATAATGGTCTCCCTGACTGTATCTGAGAAACGCGAATCGATGGCGGTTCTTGTTACTTTGCCCAG